CTCAAAGCCCATCGCGCGCAGGACTCGAGCCAGCACCGCCTCCTCTTGATGGGTTGCGGCGACGACCAGCTACGCGCCGAGGGCGAGTGCAAGCAGTACTACACCATCCCGGAAGTCAGTGGCTTGCCCAACGAGCGCGATGGCCTCGACTCTGCGACACGCCTGGAGCGCGAGACGAAGTATCGCGAGTCCAAGGTCGGTGTGTCACTTGCATCTTTGCCTGCGCTCATACCCGACGTGCCCCCGCTGGGGACCATTGAGTACATCCAGTCGCCCGCCGCGCGTATGGACGTGGCCGGCTACTCACTCGCGCGCGGTTTCAAGTCTAAGCCCAATGACCGCGCTGACTGGTACACGGCGGAACTGCTGAGCTCGCGCTTCTACCCAGTCCATGGCGCTCACGGCACCCAGTACATTCTCGGGCCAAAACCCGGCCGGTGCCTGCCCAAGCTCTTGTTCGCCTTGGACCGTCCTGCCAACCTCACCGCTGAAGCGTACATGCGCGGCGTGCTCGCATCCCTGCGCCATGTCGCCAGTTACACGCCTGTGCTGCGCGTCGTACACGCCTTGCTCGTCAAGCGGGTGGGCGGAGACCACGCCGATCCAACGTCGTGGACCCCAGCCAGGAACCCCTACCAATACCACGCCCAGACGATGCATGCCCTCGCCGAAGTGGAGGCAGGCCTCCAATTCCAACACGTCTACGGCGTGTCCTTGGAGTATGCCGAACGTGCCGTCCTGGAAGATCTTTCAGGTGCCCCGCTGGGCACCGTCGTCGACAGCGCCATTATGGAGCTGTTGACGAGTGTGGACGTGCAGGACTAAACGTCCTGCCCGGCCAATGTGCATCAGCAGTACTTAAGTGAACCCGCCCTGGTAGCGGGGGCTGACATGCGCACGAACGTGACTGCCCATCAGGGCACACGCTAAGTCGTGCGCGCACAAGGCCGTAGTGCCGCAAAGCCATAAAGCGACACAGGTAAGACAGTTCACACATGAACGAAGGAGCCTTGCGACTCCACCAGTCCAGCACCGCGGCAATCTTTGCACTGCCCCCCCCTGTCCATGCTACGCACGGACCTCATCTTCTACACTTTACCCATCCAACCACACACCACTACCAACCCCTACACTGATTCAATGAACACGGAGAGCAAGGCCACGCCTGCTCAAACACTCAACTGGCTCGGCAAGTATCTGGCACGCCTTGCTGACCATGGCCAACGCAGCATTTCCATCCGTGCTCTGCGCCTCGCCCTCGTCCATGACTACCAGCCCGAGACGGGGCCCCAGCTCGCCACCTTTGTGCAGCAACTCGATTTCGAGGCCAGCTGCGCCGTTCGCCTCATGCTCAAGAAAGAGGTCAACGGCGACACCCATCCGGCTGACCCCCAGGGCCCCCCCACTCAGGAGGTCCATGCCGCGGTCGCGCTCGCCTCCATGGACTGTGCTCGCGACGCTCCCGCCCCCCGCCTCGTTGGCATCGAGCCCAATCCGGGGCCCTGGGGCTCCGCGCTGCGGCGCGCCCGTTTTCGCTTCCACGGCAACTATGGCGGCCCCGGTTACTCCGCCCGCCAATTCACGGACCGCCCCGACTGGCGCGTGCCCGCCGCTGACGCTCTCGAC